TTCTAACTGGCGTAGTTGAATCTAAAGAAAAAAGCATAGTATGTACGTTGGATTTTGATGACTGGTTTCCTGATAATAGCGTCTTGAGTTACTTAAACGAACTGTACGACGAAAATACCTATATGACATATGGTAATTATTTTGATTACTATGACGAAACTCTTGTATACCCACAGTCAAAAACGAGATACTCTGACGAAGTAATTGAAAACAATTTATTCAGAGAATCAAATTGGCAAGCGACCCATCTCCGAACATTCAGAAGAGAACTTTTTCTACAGATAAACCCAGATGATTTCATTGACACCACTACTGATATGATGTATACTATGGCAGGCGATTTGAGTTTCATGTTGCCTATGTTGGAAATGTCTGGTGAAAGATTTAAAGTTGCAGAGCGTCCCCTGTATGTTTATAATAAAACAAACCCAATGAGTGATGACAAAGTTAACATCGCTGAACAGGTGAGGCAAGCAGATCAAATCAAAGCAAGAAAAAAATACGAGAGACTAAGGAATCTTTATGAACTTAACTGTGAACGGTCACAACCCAGAACTGAAAGCACTAGTTGAAAATAGTAATGTCAAGTACATTCAAAACTATGAAAAGTTTGTACCGGGAAAAACATATGTAAATTATTCTGGTCCCTTCTGGTCTGGTGATGAGGTGTATGCTGCAATGGAATCATTGTTGCATGGAAAATGGTTGGTTACTGGGGAAAAGGTACATCAGTTCCAATCTAAATTTTCTAGAAAATACAATGTCAAAAAGTCACTCATGGTCAATTCCGGAAGTTCTGCCAACTTGGTCATGATCACTGCTTTGAAGAAAAGATTTAACTGGAACGATGGTGATGAAATCATTGTTTCTCCTGTTGGATTTCCAACGACGATATCTCCCCTTATCCAAAATAACCTAAAACCAAAATTCATTGACATTGAATTTGAAACCCTCAACTTCAATGTGGATCTCATAGAAGAAAAAATCAACGAAAAGACAAGAGGAATTTTTGTTTCGCCTGTGCTGGGAAATCCTCCCAACATGAACAAACTACGACAACTATGTGAGAAGTATGATATACTTCTTATTGGAGATAACTGTGATAGTCTAGGAACTGAGTGGGACGGGGATCTCTTGACTGACCTGTACCACTGCTGGTCAACATCTTTTTATCCAGCACACCACATTACTACTGGTGAGGGTGGAATGATTTCTTCTAATGATGAAGAGTTGATGAAGTTGGTGATGAGCATCGCTTGGTGGGGGAGAGATTGTTATTGTGTGGGAGCGGCAAACATGATTCCATGTGGAACATGCGGGAATCGATTTGATAAATGGATACCAGAGTATGATGGTATAATCGATCACAAATATCTTTTCACCAATATTGGATACAATCTCAAACCACTAGACCTACAGGGTGCGATGGGCATTGAACAACTTAAAAAAGTAGATGCTATTGATGAACTGAGAAAGAAGAATTTTAATTTCTTTGCTGATGCTATTTCTGATAGGGAAGACTGTAGAACAGTTTCAGTTCACCCCGAGTCTAATGTTTCTTGGTTTGGGTTTCCCATCATATGTGATACAAAAGAAACAAAAGAAAAGTTTGTTGCATATCTTGAGGGAAATAAAATTCAAACTAGAAATTACTTTGCAGGAAATATTCTAATCCACCCGGCATTCAAGGGATTGGATAACTATAAGGATTACCCAAACTCGAATCTTGCACTGAGTCATGTTTTCTTTGTGGGGTGTAATCCTAGTTTCACACCGGAGGTTATTGAGTATGTCCAAGAAAAACTTAAATCATTCGTCTCTTAATATCCTTGGCGGATATGGTTATGTCGGTTCTGTCTATCATGAAATGTATGGTGGGATTAGGAATGAAAAATATGACTACGTTCCGAAGTCTAATAATGTTCTCTACTTTATAAGCACAATCAGCAATCATACTTTTCTTGATAACCCACACAGGGATATAAACACTAATCTAACCACTCTGGTGTCTGTGTTAGAAGAGTTAAAAACTCAAGACATTCCCACTTTTAATTTTATTAGTTCTGGTTTTGTTTATGGGGAGCATGATGATATAGTAACAGAAAATACTGTATGCAACCCAAAGGGATTCTATTCGGCAACGAAAAGATGTGCGGAGCAACTTGTGGAATTCTATTGTAAAACTCATGGTATAAATTATAGAATTATTAGACTATGTAATGTTATCGGTGGTTTGGATAAGAAGACTTCTCCGAAAAAGAATGCAGTTCACTTCATGGTTAATCAGGTTTTAGAGGGCAAACGACCAACCTTGTTTTTGGATAATAAAGATGATAAAACCATAAGAGAGTACATGGATGTGTCTGATATATGTCGTGCTGTAGAAACAATTTTAGATAAGGGAAATGTTAACGAGATATTTAATGTTTCTTCGTCTGACCCCATCTCCCAACAAGAAATACTAGAATATGCCCATCAAAAAAAGTTCAATACAGCGTTTGAATATGATGTAACTCCTCCCAGTGACTTTGAAAAATCGATATACATCCCGAGTATACGAATGTCAAATGATAAAATAAATCAACTCGGGTTCGTTGCTGAAAAGGGTGTGCGAGATATCATAGATAGTTTAGTGGAGAATTATAATGATTAAACTTCCCGATGTAACTTTGTTTGTTCTCACCTCTGTTGATTATGAAGAACACATTACTGCACTAGAGAGATCTATGCGGGGGATTGAGTATGGTGATGTTTTATTCATATCCCACGATAAACCAGAAAATCTTCCAGATGGTGTTAAGTGGTCAGAGTGTTCACGAATGCACAACATGAAAGAGTGGAACTATAGTTGCATATATGATCTACATAAACACATTGAAACTAGTCACTGCTTATTCATACATGATGATAGTTGGGTTTTGAATCCGGAGGTATGGGAAGATTCGTGGTTGGAATATGACTACATTGGTGCGCCGTGGGTTTTGGGTGAAGATGAAACATTTATGGATCCATTCGGTGAAAAGCATCGCGTAGGCAATGGGGGATTTTCTTTGCGTAGTAAAAAGTTACTGGAAGTTCCTAACAAATATCATATTGAGTTTGAAGTCAACACAAATGATTTCTACAAGCACATGAACGCAGGATTGTATAATGAAGATGGGAATATTTGTGTTCACAATCGACATATTTTTGAAGAAGCAGGATGTGTTTTTGCTCCACTAGAAGTTGCAGCGAAATTTTCACACGAATGTGACTGCCCAGACATTGAGGGAATCAAACCATTTGGGTTTCATAAGCACATGCAACACGCTGCTAAATGGATGACAGGATGAAAATGAAAGCATTTTTAGTTGTTAGTAGATACTCGGAAGATGTATCTTGGATCAAAGATTATACGGATGATTATATTGTCTACAATCGGGGAAAGGATGATATAGATTCTTTCAAAACAAAGAGAGTAGAAAATATTGGAGGAAACCAAAGAGATATTTTCGAGTTTATCTACGAGAACTATGAAGACCTCCCTGACCTAATGGCATTTGTTCAAGGTGATCCTTTTGATCATTGTAAGAAGGAAAAGTTTGATAAACTGATAGGTAACGACAAATTTACTGCTTTAGAGTCATATGAAGACATAACACCTAATGGAGCAATGCGTATTGATGAACATGGTGGATTTGAGGAAATAAACAATTCATGGTACGTCCCAGCACACAACGCTAGTCGAGGACAGAGTTGTAAATATGCAGACTTAAATCAATTTATGTTTTACTTTTTCGATGACTCATGGGAACCCAGAGAATGGATCCGGTTCACTCCGGGGTCACAATACATAATAGAGAAGAAGCAAGCGTTAAGATATCCAAAGTCGTTTTGGATGCACATGATGAACGAACTTCCCCGATTTGATATGACCGAAGCACATATCATAGAAAGGTCACTCATAATGATTTTAACAGAGGATCTTGTTTGGAAAGAAAGTAATTTCTAATGGAACAACGAGTTCAAATATCAGCACTGGGCAAACCTGTAGTAAAACAAAAAGAACAACAGGACGAGGATGCTGTCCAAGGAAGAAGTTTCACAAGTAATACAACGAAACTTCTGAAGCACTTGGATAAACTGCAAAATATTCAACAGGGCAAACCCGCCTCTCCTGTAATGGCACATATTTCTTTGATCAATGCGTGTAACCTTACATGTTCTTTCTGTTGCTTTGCTAACAGAGAGATGAGCGACAGACTTCCTGTTGAAAAGGTTTTTCAGGCACTGGATTCATTTAAAAAGATTGGTGTTCGTGGTGTTGAATTCACAGGCGGTGGCGAACCAACCCTCCATCCACAGTTTAAGGAGATTGCAAAATATACCAAAGAACTGGGATTCGGGATGGGTATATGCACGAACGGGGCGAGGATCGGCAAAGACAGACAGATCAAAAAA